GAGCTTTTTAATGAGAATATTCTTATAAAAACAGGTAAATCAGGCGGTCAAGATGTTGATGATTGCCGAGTTAGGTATATTCGTTACCTTAGATCGTTGTCAAAGGGAAGAAACACAAGTTCTGGTGATCTAAACGATGAAAGAACAAGATTAACTAAAGCACAAGCCGACAAAGCTGAGTTAGAACTACAAGAAAAAGAAAACGAGCTAATATCAACTGATTTGATCAAAACAATATGGTCGGATTATGTTTCTAACGTCAGAAGTAAACTTTTAGCCCTACCATCCAAGCTCGGACACTTAACACAAGCTGCTGAAACATACGCAGAAGCAGAAGCAATCATAAAAGAATCAATCTACGAATGTTTAGAGGAACTATCAGACGATGCAACAACTAAAGCCAATCTGGAAACAACTGAGTGATATTTGGCGTAGTCCGCCCGATTTAAAAATTGATGCTTGGGCAGATAGTTATAGAAAGCTATCAAGCGAATCTTCAGCAGAAGCAGGACAATGGCGAACAGACCGAGTGCCATTTCAGAGAGAGATAATGAATGTCATCAATGATCCAAGCGTTGAAGAAATTGTCTTTATAAAATCTGCTCAAGTCGGGGCGACTGAGATTTTGCTAAATACTATTGGCTATTACATTGACCAAGAACCATCCACCATACTTTGTATTCAACCTTCACTGTCTATGGCTCAAGCATTTTCTAAAGACAGACTAGCACCAATGCTGAGAGATACACCTAACTTGAAAGATAAAGTAAAAGATGCAAGGACAAGAGATTCAGAAAATACCACTATGCATAAAAAGTTTAGTGGCGGATCTATTTCGTTAGTCGGTGCTAATAGTGCTAGTGGTTTAGCTTCACGACCTATACGAATATTATTGTGTGATGAGGTTGACAGATATCCTGCAAGTGCTGGCACAGAAGGTGATCCTGTTAATCTTGGTCGCAAAAGAACGACAACATTCTGGAATCGTAAGATTATTCTAACATCAACACCCACAATAAAAGGATTAAGCAGAATAGAACGGGCTTACGAAGAATCAGATAAAAGAGTATATTTAGTACCATGTCCAGAATGTGAGCAAAAACAAGAATTAAAGTGGCAACAAATAACATGGCTCGAAAATAAACCTGAAACAGCTTCACTATCATGCAAACATTGTGGAACAATAATACCTGAAAGTAAAAAACAATGGATGCTAATGAATGGCGAGTGGCAAGCACAAGCTAAATCTAAAAAAGTAGGTTTTCATATTTCTGAGTTATATTCACCTTTCAGAACATGGGTTGAATTGGTTGAGGATTTTTTAGAAGCAAAAAAATCACCCGAACTATTACAAACATTTGTGAATACTACACTTGGTGAAACATGGGCTATTGAAGAAGGGGAAGAAATCGACAGCGACAAACTACAAAATCAGTCTGAACAATACAATCACGAAGCTATACCACAAGAAGTCTTGGTTTTAACAGCAGGGGTCGACTGTCAATCCGATAGGTTAGAAGTGCAAGTAGTAGGATGGGCGGATAATCTGGAAGCGTGGGTCATCGAGTATAAAATCATTTGGGGCAATCCAGCTACTAAAGAAGTATGGCAAGAGTTAGATCAGTTTTTGAAAACTGTATATCATGTTGAAGATGGGCGTAGATTAAATATATCTGCTACTTGTATTGATAGTGGTTATATGACAAACCAAGTTTACGCTTTTACGTATCGAAAAAATGCTAGAAGAATATTTGCTATTAAGGGTGCAAGCATATCGGGTAAATCTATTGTATCTAAACCAACTTTTGTTGGGTCAAGAAAAACAGCTCTGTTCAATGTAGGTGTAGATACTGCTAAAGAGTTCATTCATGCACGTTTACAAGACGATAAAACCAATTTAATACACTTTCCCAACACATTAGATGATGAATATTTTAGACAGCTCACTGCTGAAAGACGTGTGCCAAAAATACATAAAGGTAAGACCACATTAGTATGGAAACAAACAAGAAAACGTAATGAAGCACTCGATAATTTCGCTTATGCTCTTGCAGCAGTCTATATTCTACAACCCAACTTTCAAAAATTGGCAAGACTAGAGCCACAGCCACAAAAAGAACAAAATATTCAACAAAAATCATCAGTAATCCAAGAAAGACGAAGATTATACAGGAGAAAGCCAAGAAATTTTGTCAATTCATGGAAAGAATAGCTATAATTTAGGTTAAAGTATTTCACATGGCGAATTTATTTGATAGAGACAACTATCCAACACAAGAACCAGACCTCTTAGTAGTTGGCGACAGATGGATGTGGCGTAGACCAGACCTAGTTGCAGACTACCCAACAGCAGATTACGCATTGACTTATGAATTTCATGACGATGCGGGCGGTGGGGGCAGTCACAAGTTCACAATCACAGCAACAGAAACAACAACGGATTATATTGTCGAGATCGCAAGTGCGACAACGGCAAGCTACACCGCAGGCGAATACAACTGGTATGCGTTCATTACTAGGTCATCAGACAGCCAAAGAATAGCTATTGACGAAGGACACACTAAAATAGAACTCAATTTTGCTAATACTAATGCTGATAACAGAAGTCACGCTAAGAAAGTATTAGATGCTATACAAGCTGTTTTGGAAAACAGAGCATCACAAGACCAAATGAGCTACAGCATTGCAGGTCGTTCATTGTCGAGAATGACGATTGACGATCTTATGAGATTTCGTGATAGATACAGAGCAGAGTACAACAGAGAAATCAAACTTAAAAGAATTAAGAACAAACAAGACACAGGAAACACAATCAAAGCAAGGTTTTAACTATGGCAATCTGGGACAATCTATTTAAGCAAAGAAAAAAAGCTGTAAAGAAGTACAGAACATACAAAGCCACACAATCAGGCAACTTATTCGCTGATTGGGTCAGTGGCTCAAGCAATGCTGATAGTAATATCAGATTTAACTTACGAAAAATTAGAGATCGTTGTCGTGAACAAGCACGCAACAATGATTACGCAAAAAGATATTTACAACTACTAGTTACGAATGTTGTTGGGCAAAATGGCATCAGACTTCAATCGAAAGCACGCAATGCCGATAATAGTTTAGATATTATCGGTAATAATGTGCTAGAGAAGGAATGGGCTAAGTGGGGGAAAAGAGGTAATTGTACTATTGATGGCAAACTTTCATTCCTTGATGCCCAAAAATTATTTATTGAAACTTTAGCCAGAGATGGTGAGGTCTTAGTCAGACACATTACATCCAATAACCCACTTGACCCTTATCGCATACAGTTTTTAGATGCTGACTACTTAGACGAAGAAGAAAACAAGATACTAAACAATGGGCAGGAGATAATCATGGGTGTTAAGCTAGACAAATACAAAAAACCAGTCAGCTACTATCTGTTTAAAGAACATCCACATAACAAACAATTCGGCAGACACGATAGAACGCACATCGAAGTGCCAGCCGAAGATATTATCCATGCCTATCAACTAGACAGACCAGAACAAACCAGAGGTCTGCCATTTATGACTACAGCATTGAACAGATTAAAGATGCTCGATGGTTACGAAGAAGCAGAACTTGTCGCAGCACGTGTTGCAGCTTCTAAGATGGGCTTTTTTACCTCACCCGCAGGTGATAGTTACACTGGTGAAGATACCGATGATGATTACACACCAGTTATGAACGCAGAAGCAGGGACATTCGAGCAACTACCAGATGGTATGGGTTTCCAATCTTTTGACCCACAACACCCAACATCAGGATTTGACAGCTTCCATAAATCTATTCTCAGAGGGATAGCATCAGGTCTAGGCGTGTCTTATGTCTCACTTGCTAATAATTTAGAAGGTGTAAACTACTCATCTATAAGACAAGGCACATTAGAGGAACGTGATAATTACAGAATCTTACAAAGATTTATGATCGACCACTTCATTATGCCAATTTTCGAAAAATGGTTATTACAAACCATGTCATTCAAGGATGGCTTTTTGTTACCACCAGATAAATACAGCAAGTTTGCTGACAATGTTGAATTCAACAGCAGATCATGGGGTTGGATTGACCCTGTTAAAGAAGTTAAGGCAAATGTTGATGGTCTTAATGCAGGGGTTGTAACCATGCAAGATATACAAGCGAATTATGGTCGAGATGTGGAAGAACTGTTTGAACAACATCAAAGAGAAGAAGAATTAGCCAAACAATACGATATCAAGACCGCATATCAGCCATTCGGTGCAGCAAAAATGCCAATCGATGCTGAAATACAAAGCGATGGGGATGAGGATGAGCAAGGGCAGCAAACAGAGACCTAAAGATATTAAACAAGAACAATTCGACAAGAATTGGGACAAAATATTTGGTAAAAAGAAGAAAAATGGCAAGTTATAAACCAACAGCAGGCATGAAGTCAGAAGCACAGAAGGGCTTAGACTGGCGTAGAGAGCATGGTAGAGGTGGCACAGCAGTCGGTATTGCCAGAGCTAGAGATATTGTAAGTGGCAAAAACTTATCTGAATCGACTGTCAAAAGAATGTATTCCTTTTTCTCAAGGCATGAAGTAGACAAACAAGGACAAGGCTTCACCCCAGATGAGAAAGGTTTTCCGTCTAATGGTCGTATTGCATGGGCATTATGGGGTGGCGATGCAGGTTTTAGGTGGTCAAAAACAATTGTAGATAGACTTAAAAAGGAAGATGATGGTAGAATGGCAGAAGATATGGACAATAAAGTAGAAAGACATATTAAAGATGTACGTGAAACAGAAGATTCATACATTATAGAATTTGGTAAATCTATGCCAGAAGA